ATATTATAATGTGGATATATATAGTATTAGTTTTACTAATAACAGTTTCCCAGATAGTTTAACAGCATATCATGCTTATAAAACGATATTAAAAAAAAATAAAAATAATTATAAATTATTTGAAATAAATATTTTTAATGACCCATGTAATTATGGTTCTAACTATATAAAATTTACCAGAAAAGAAACAGAACCCAGTAATATAAAATCATTAATATATCAACACGGAGTTAATATCCTATATACTGATATATAAATCCATATATTAAGATATTAAAATAGGGGTTTTACTTACAATATAAATTTATATTTTAACTATAACCCCATATTTATATATTGAGATATTGAAAAATTGAGATATAAATTAAATAAATTAAATATTTTTATTATTTTCTTTTTTATTTATTAAATTGACACGTACGTATTCTTGTGCAATCTCTGGTGAGTGTAAAAAAGCTCTGGCTAGTTCATTTTTTTGATTGATAGTCATTAATGAACTATTATATAAATTAGATAAAACTATTTGACGGGCTAAATCAATACCAATTCGAGAGCCTAAAATAGATTCCATAGCGTTTTCAATGAGGTTGGAAAAGTTGCTATGTTTGAATTGTTTATTATGTTTATCAACGAAAAGGAAATCATTTGGAATTTTATTATATTCCTTTAAATATGTTTGTAATATTTCCTCCAAATATGAACTCAATTTAAAAGATTGTGTGCCGTATTTGGACTTTGTTTTATAATTTTTCATAATGATCTTCAATGGGCGTTTATCTGGACTAATAACGATATAATTAAATTCATCTGATAATGGTTTTTTTGATTTGGTAATTGATACCAATTTAAATTCTGGTAGGTCATTTCTTGGAATAAAATTTTGCTGATTCATAAAGTAGAAAGATACGAGTAATTTATTTATTAATTTAATATCATTAATTTTACCATTATCCAGAATAGAATATTTTTTAATCTTATTTTGTATATCTTCTAAGTCATTCCCAGCGGTTTGAGATTTTTTAACATTAGTGTCAGTCGCCATATTTTCTCCCCGTGTTTCCTGTTCTTTTTCTTTCTGAATCTTCATTGCTTGCTTATATTTGTCTAAAACAGTTTCAGAAACATTTTTACTTTTTAATAATTTATTAATTGCACTAAAATAATCTTTTTTACTTTTCAGTTCACTGTCATTTACTTTTTTAATAATATTATCTATGTTATTTACAAAATATTTAAAATCGTCATATGGTTTATTAGTCATTAGAATGCTAACTCTATTTACTTTACTGGCATAACTTTTGCAACTATATGGCGATAGGCTTTCCCCATTGCGAGATTTCATATTTTCAAATTCTGTTAATAAATTATTATTCACTTGGTAGGATTCATTCGAATTTTTCAATCGATATAATTTCGTTGAAGTCATTTTTAATATCTTAATATAATTTGTAAAATTTATATCTTGATATATGATAACATAAAAATTTTAAAAAAATAAAAAAATAATGTAAATAAATTATTATTCAATAATAACTTCTTTATTGGCTTTTTTAATAGCATATAATTCCCGTCGTCTTGCATTGAGTTTATCCTTATTAGTTTCACGATATTTTTTTTCTTGTTCTGTTATTTTATCCTTATTAGTTTCACGATATTTTTTTCCTTGTTCTGCTATTTTATCCTTATTAGTTTCACGATATTTTTTTCCTTGTTCTGCTATTTTATTTTTATTAGCTTCTCTATATTTTTTTTTTCTTTCGTGTTCTTTGTCTTTATTGGATTCACAGTATTCTTTATATGTTCTACCAGCAATACATCTATTAACACAATTATTATTCTTTATATATTCTCCTTCTTTCCTATGTAATTGTATTTTATTTTCACATGGGCATTCTTCAATTAATTCAATCTTACAATTATCAAATCCGAATTCTTCAAATATATCAAACACAGTAATTTTACCACGATTATTATTTTTCCAAGAAGTATAGTCTTTTTTATGCTTACTAAATCTTTTATAAAGTGGTTGAGTTGTAGACCCAATATACATTTTTGTATATGCATTATCTACAATTTTATAAATCTTACCATTTTTATAATCCATTTTGACGTCTATTAATATCTATTATTATCTATTCTTTAAATTAAATAAATTAAAATATATAATGTAAATTTATTTACATCATAAACGCCATAGGTAGTAAACTTCCAAGTGTATCAAATAGTCCTCCTCCCATTGGGTTTTCTCCACTGGGCGGTTCAATTACATGCCCACTACCAGGCATTACAAAAGCACCTCCTTGACTCATATTAGAACTTGGAGCATAGTTGGATTTTGGAAGCGTATCGAATTGATAGAAAGATGACATAACATTAGTTTCTTTTGGTATATAATTCATTTTTTTAGGCATTGCCCCACCAACATTACCACCAACCATACCAGCACCACGAGTTTTTTTAAGTTTTCCGCCTACATTACCACCTTTATTTGGTACTACAATTGTCTCACTTTCACCCATCGACCCGCCGACGTTACCGCCCATACTACCAGCCACCATACCAGAACCACGTGTTTTTTTCATTTTCTTTAATCCTCCGCCTTGTAATTTACGTACAGCAGGTACTACTTCAGTATGACTACCAAATAAACTTCCCAAAGCATCAGCAATTCCAGAAACAACAGGCATTGCAGCATTTGCAACCTCTAAACCAGCAGAAATATCACCTAAAGCACCTCCACGGGCTTTTCCTTTCTTAGGCATTTTAGACATTTTACCCATTTTACCATCACGAACGGCCGGCCATTCTTTAGCAGCCATTTTCATTATATCTTTAGCAGCCATTTTTCCACGATGTTTATCAAACATCTCACGAACAAAATCTTTATATTGCATTATTATATTAATAAATGAAAATTGATAGTAATAAATTTAGTTTTATAATTATTCTATTATTATTAACAAACAAAAAAAATTAAAAATTATAGTAAATATATTTCGAGAAACTACGTTTTTCGAGCATTTCCTTTTTTTAACGCCGACGGCGCATACCAGAACCAGACAATGCACCTAATGCAGATTGCACTAATGGATGAGACATAGCACCTTGAGCCATTCCAATAGCATTTCCAGCAGTATTCAATACAGAGGGTAATGCACCCACAGCACCACGAAGAACACTACCGAGGCTTGAGAAGATACCACCACCACGTAAAACACGTTGACCAGAAGCCGAAGAATGTAATACTTTATGAGATACCAAAGGCTTTTCCAACGCGGCGACCAATTGACCAGATGAAATCGTAGTTGTGGTGTATGTTGCTTGACCAGCCCCGACAGCGAGAGAACCTTGATTAATAAACATTTCGTTAATATTTAAATCAGAGGGAACCGATAACCCACCGTATAAATAATTATCACATGTATATTGATATTGACAACTAAAGGTGAGGGTACCCATATTAGCAACACCAGTAAATGACGATGCGCTATTCTGGAAATCCAAAGCAGGATTTAGCATAATAACACAATCATCAATCCATTCATTAAATGATTTGAGAGTTTTAGAATTGCGTACAAAAGCTTGATAGAGCTGGGTTTGGTCAAAAACGAAGCGACCCAAACTGCCATAATTTACGGTTAAATTCTGGACAGTTGCCCCGACTTGTTGGGCAGTATTACCCCCTAAACCATTGGGTAGGGGTTGAATTTTAGCCACATACATTGCGGGAACAGTATTTAATGCGATTGACTGAGTTTGCTTTTGTGCAGAAGCTCCAGGAGATGGAACAGTAACACCAGGTGTGCTATTGAAAGTATACTGAGAGAATTCGAAATATATAACTGGAGGGATATTGACGACCGACGGGTCCACCGCATAAGTAGATGTAATCAATGTACATCCAGTTATGGAAGAAACACTTAAACCAGTTAATAAAGGAGGATTTGCGGTACCGTCCAAATAATCCTTTGTTGCTACGAACATACCCTTTAAACTGGCTGAACTATCAATATTATAAGTAATACTTATCGAATCCAAATTACCAATAGCACATCCAGAATAACCGACGGTAAACGGGCTAGCGAGGACTGGCTCTCTGACGATATAGGTGCAAGTATACACGCCATTACTTGGGGCACCTCCGGATACTACTTTGTTAAAATTTCTACAATCATTCCAGAATGGATTATTGGGTTGATTTCGCCCGCCTTTATAATTGGGGTCAATTGTAAGAGTAAGTGCTGATGCTGTTGTTGCGTTAGTAGGGACATTCAAATCGTAGAAATTTGGTATAACAACACCACGAGGACTATCAACTGGGGTCAAACCATTTAAACGTTGTTTATCGTCCTCAGTCAATGGGTCAATCAATGCGAGTTGCTGTTGGAGACTATAATTTTGTTGATTAGCATTGTTTAGGGCAACTTGGAGTGCTGATGTATTACGGGATAAAGGCAATTCACGGAATGCTAGATTACCAATATTAGTAGACCACACCTGGCCTGCCGCATTAGATAATATAGGGAATGTTTGGTTATCAATTGCAACGGTACATGCACCAATAGTAGCATTATGACTAAATAATAAACCAGGCAATAATTCACCTTGTTTTAAATCTGCTTGTACTGTAATTTGATATTCTAACAAAAATTGGGAGTCAAATAATGATTGGGCCCCGCTGAGACGGATATTTTGAAACTGAATTTGATTTAAACTCTGGCTATTGGCTGGGTATCGTTGCTGAACTACTTGAGCCGATGACACTGTAATAGAACCCATAGCCGAATTCAAAATGAAATCATCCTGGATAGCAACGGTATAAGGAAGTCCTGAAGCTTGAGACATTTTTAAAAGTTTATAAAATTTGTTTTAAAGTTTTTTATTTAATCTTAATTAATAGAAATATTTTTTTTTTATCTAAAATAATGTAATATTTTAAAAATTGGAAAAAACAAAATAAATTTTTAAAAATTAGAAGAATTAATAAACTCTGGAAAATTCTAATTTAATACTAACATTTTCACCTGGAGGAATATAGTAGGGTAATATTAACCCATTTTTATATTGTATTCTAAATTCGTATTGAATAGTATTAATTTGAACATTACTGACAATATCATATCTACGTAGCAATTGAGGGTCATATAGAACATTACCACTACCAGTAAAAAATACATCACTAGTGTCTAGATCTAAATCAGTAAATGTCCGTGTTTGTGTAATTAAGCCACTGAAATCACCTAATATTGGTAAATTAGTTAGAATTAATATTTTGTCAATTTGATTTAATAAATAAAATGAAAATTGATTTTGATTTAATATACCTGTCTGATTCAATGTATATTTGTACATTCCATTAAATGGGCTATTAGAATCATTTATTAAAGTCGCTGGGAATTTCAAATATTTATATAATGCTGTATTAACATAGATACCATAACCAACATCACTCCAATTAACATCGTAATTTAACACACCAAAGTGCGTTATATAATTAACTTCAACGTTTGGGGCTGTTAGGGTTGAAATATTTTTACCACTAAACAAATTAAATAATGATTGAAATGTATTATTGAATGCTGTTATATACTCACCCATGCTATAAACTGCTGTTTCAACTGTATTTGCTGGTATTCTATAACTTGTTGTTTGCCCCATTAAACCAGTTGGGGCTGTAATAGCAATATTACTTAGAAATGTTAAATTTTCATAATTGTATTTTGATATTGTAGTACCATTAACAACATATAATAAATTCTTTCGTATTGCTTGTTGTATATATGTATAATTGGTATTTACTGGGTCTATTGCATTAATAGCATTAACCCTTGAGAAATTAGTAAGTAAATTTTGACTAACCACTTGAACGGGGTTATAAGATGCACTTACGAATGGTTGAGTAATATAACTATTCCAATTTTCCCCTGGTGTTAAATTCTTATACCATTGAACAAAATTTATATATGAATTATTTATTAAATATCCTCTATAAATAATATTATTTTCAACTGCCCAGAATACATTATTATAATTAGGGTCTATTATCATACTATCAATATTAACATTTGTATCTATATATTCCCACGCTGTATTACCTGTTAAAGCATATGTAAAACATGGTCTAATATTTTGAATACTTGGAATTCCTACTGATTTTATTATTTTATAACTTAGGGCACATCCTGGTTGATTACCAAAAACAACGTAAAAATAACCATTAATAGAGTCTTGAACAATTTGTGATGCTTTTGAAAGCGGCCCCGTTGGTGTAATTGGTGGAGGTATTATTTGATATTCATTAACAAAATTATTATCCGCACCGCTGGTGAATATATCTAATTGAGTCCCGGGACCTAATGCCACCAAAACAGAATTAGCACTTAAACTGCCTGGAACAGTACGGTCTATTGCGTTATTGATATATGGCGGTGGGGTTGCCGTCCCAAATGTATTAAAATTTTGTGCTGGGGTTAATGCTTGGTATGATGTATTATTTAATAATACATTTACTGAATCACTTGCAAATTGGTATAAATCGTAATTGTTTATCGTTGATGTTATATTCCATGTTGCGTTGATTTTTTCCGCCCCTGTTTCAACATCAATCCAGTTAGGGGCTGCGGGGTTTCCATTGCTTACCATCAAATACGGTATATAATCGTCATC